GGTCACGGTGGAGGATCGCTCTCGCGGCTTGCTGGTGATCAACATGGCCGGCGATGGCCAGGTGGACGACGCGCAGATCGTGTTCGCGCCAGTCGAGCAAAATCAACGGGTTATCGATGCTGAGCCGGTGCAGTCGGAAGACGACAAGTCGGAAACCCTGAAAGATCAGATGGATGGCAGCAGCAATGACTGATTTGAAATCAGCACGCCAAACGCACGATGCGCACGGCCACATGCCCCCGGCGACACGCTGCGCACCAGGTGCAGGCCGCCTGAGCGCCGAGGGGGGTGCCCCTCAATCCTGGGCGCGGCCGGGGGGGGGTGCCCCCGAAATCGCGCGTCCTTCGCTGTGCCGGGGAGCCCTCCGCACCGTTTTCCCAAATTTCGGACGGCGGGAACTTAAACCGTCGACCGGGGGTGGGGGGAAGGGGGCATGAGCAATCTCGATGCCTTCCGCGATTTCAAGCCGGCAGGGCCCGTGGCGGCGGCGTTCCTTGCCGATCATGCGAGCCGGGTGAAAATCATTCGCGGCCCGATCGGCGGCGGCAAAACGGTCTCGAACGTGTTCGATGGCATCAAGGCCGCGGCGATGCGCATGCCGGTGTGCAAGGACGGCAAGATCCACTTCCGCGACGCGATCGTCGGCGCCACCTACGGCCAGATCGAGCGCAACCTGTATCCGACCTGGACCCACTGGCTGCCGCGCGACGGCGGCGCCTGGACCGATGGCGATTGGAAGGGCGGCAGCGGCCGCTTCGCGGAGCAGAAGATCAACTTCGACGTGATCCGCAACGGCCAGCGCATCGAGGTTTGCTATTCGGCGATCTTCGCCGCGATCGGCGAGCTGTCGGTGGAGCAGTTCGTGCGCGGCTTCGAGCCGTCGGCCTGGTATCTGTTCGAGCTCGACCTCTTACCCGATGGCCTGGTCGAACAGGCGATCGGCCGCCTCGGCCGCTGGCCGAACCGCGACATGCTGCCCGACGGCATCGAGTGGCATGGCTACGTGCGCGGAGACTTGAACTCGCCCGACATTGACAGCGGCTACTACCAGCTGATGGAAGAAACCCGGCCGCCGGGGTTCCGGCAATACGTGCAGCCGTCGGGTCTATCGCCGCAGGCGGAGAACACGCAGAACCTGCCGAAGGGCTATTACGAAAACCTCGCCGCCATGAACGCGCACCGGCCGAAGTGGGTGCGCCGCTTCATCCACAACGAATACGGGCCGAGCGATGCCGGCCAGCCGGTCTATCCGGAATACACCGACGACCGCCACCTGGCGCGATCCGATCTCGCGATCGATCCAAAGCTGCCGCTCGAGCTCGGCATCGACGCAGGCCTCGGCAATCCAGCTGCCATCATCGGCCAGCAACGGCACGACGGACAGTTCCGCGCGCTCGCAGAAATCGTGCCGGGGCGCATGAGCGTGCGGCGCTTCGCCGAAGCCATCAAGCGCCAGGTAGCAGATCTGGCGCCTGGAATGACGATCTCGTGCGGCTGGGGCGATCCGGCCGGCTTCAAGGGCGCCGATCGCGAGGACGGCGAGCTCGCCTGGATGGAGGCGCTGTCGCTCGAGCTTGGCGCGCCGATCCTGCCGGCATCGGACACAAACGCGATTATCGTGCGCCTCGATGCGGTGCGCGAGGAGCTGACCTACTTCATCGACGGCAACACGCCGGGCCTGCTGCTATCGCCGCGCTGTCGCATGCTGCGCAAGGGCTTCGCGTCGCACTACTGCTACCGCATCGACCCGGTGCGCAAGGTGGTCGCCTCGGATGCTAAGCCGGACAAGGGCGAGTATTCGCACGTCCACGACGCCCTGCAGTACTGGATGCTGGGCAAGAAGGGCCTCTATGGCGTGATCAACCCGGTGCGCGGCACGGGGCCGGAGGCGCAGCGGGCGCGCCAGCAGCGCGGCGGCTCGACCGTGATCAAGTCCAATTTCCTGGCGGGGCGCTGATGATCGTGCAGTTCACGACCGCGGCGGATGTCTGGGAATGGATCGCGCATGCCAACAGCGACGCCCTACCGGAGCATCGCCGCGTCTATCGTTACCTGCACGCGCAGGCCGGCATCTCCGAAGCCTACACGCTGCGCGAGGTTCCTGGCGAGGTGCCGCGCGTCATCGTGGGCATCGTGGATCTCGCGCCTGATGAGGGCGAGCTCTGGTTCATGGGACCGCCTGCAGGCCGTGGCGGGCTTGGCTCTTGGGTGGTGCGGCTGGTGCGGTTCGCGCGTGACTTTCTCGACGCATCACAGGCGCGGAGGCCGCGCACCATTCTGTGCCACGTCCGCGCCGGTCATCGTGACGGGCAGCGTCTGTGCCTGATGTTGGGGTTTGAGTTCGCCGGCGTGGCGGATGGCATCGAAACGTGGAGGCGGCGGTGGGTAAGCTAGCAAAAGCGATTGCAAGGATTTTCAACCCTGGCGCCGAGAAGGCGGTCAAGGCGGCTCAAAAAGCGCAGAAGGCGCAGGCCGCCGAGCTCGCCGAGCAGAAGCGCAAGCAGGACGCGGTGCAGCAAGGACAGCGCCGCGCAGGCGGTGGCGCCGGCGGCGGCTTCCTCGGCTATGTCGACGATGAATTGAAAGGCCTATTGGGATGATCAGCCCCACGCGATCCGTCGCCGACATGCGCAAGGATTGCGCCGATGCGTTCAATCGCGCGTCGCCCTATCACCAGGAGCTGCGCGAGATCTATCGCTACTACATGCCGTTTCGTGAACCGACCGTGCAGCGCGCGCCGGACGCCAGCGGACCAAGCGAAGGGCAGACGCGAACCGATTATCTGTTCGACGGCACGGGCCTCAGCGCGGCCGCCAATTACGCCGGCCAGGTGCTTGCCGACTGGATGCCTCTCGGCCAGGATGCGTTCAAGCTCGAGGCGGGCCCGTTCATGCCCGCAGGCGTCGACAAGACCAAGATAAATCGCGAGCTGGCGCAGGTGACCGACATGGTGCACGCGCTCGTTCCGCGCGTGTATCTCAATCTCACAACCAGCATGCAGGATCACTTCGCCGGCACGTCGGCGCTGTTCCTGACCAAGAACTCCGACGGCGCTATCGTCGACAGCGCCTGCGCGCCCGTCGTCGAGCTCGCGCTCGAGGAAGGTCCGAACGGCGAAGTGTGGGGCGTCTACTGGAAGCGCAAGCACAAGATGCGCCACCTGGAGGCGCTGTGGCCCAAAGCCAATTGGTCCGACAAGATGGCCAAGGCCATCAAGGAAGCGCGCTCGTCAACGGACGACGTGACCATCGTGCAGTACGTCTACTGGCACACGGCCGAGAAGAAGTTCGAGCTCGTCGTCTGGGCGGAGACGATCGACGACGCGGACCATGCGTTCTATCGCGAAGACTTCCGCACCAACCCCTGGATCATCTCGCGCCAGTACGTCAGCCCCGGCGAACCCTTCGGCCGCGGCCTGGCGCATCTCGGCTTGCCGTTCGTCAAGACCGCGAACCGTGGTCGCGAACTGGCGCTCAAGGCCGCGGTGTTCGCCATCCTCGGGATCTGGATCCGGCGCAACGATGCCGTGTTCAATCCCGACACTGCCGCCTACGATCCCGGCGCCATGTGGACGGTCGCCTCGACGGGCGGTCCGGCCGGTCCCTCGATCGCGCGCCTGCCGGTGCCGCAGGATTTCGACATCACCTCGATCGTCATGCAGGAAGAGCGCGAGCAGATCCGCAAGGTTCTGCTCGACGACGAATTGCCGATCGAAGCCGACGCCGTGCGCTCCGCCACCGAAGTCGCCGGCCGGCTGCGGCGCTATCAGCGCAACCGCGGCGGCCTCGGCGCCAGGCTGCCCTATGATCTGATCGCGCCGATGGTGACGCGCCTGTCCGATCTCCTCTACGAGATCGGCGCGCTGCCGACAGCAGTGAAGATCGACCACATCCTGACCAAGCTGATCATGACCGCGCCGGCGGCAGCTGCGCAGCGGGCGCACAAGGTCGAGAGCACGGTCAACTGGCTGCAGATGGTGACGATGCTGCTCGGGCCGCAAGCTGTCATGCTGACGGCTGAGATCGAAAGCCTAATCCCGGAATTGGGCCGCTGGCTCGGCGTCGACGAGCGGCACATCCGCACCAAGATGGAAGCGAGCCAGCTCGCAGAACTGATCGCTGCGACGGTCGCGGCGCAGCAGAAGCAAGCCGCAGCGCCGAAGCAGCCGGCGCCGTCGCCGCAGCAGGCCTACATGAACGGAGCGATGTGATGGACGCTATGCTGCAGGGATTGCTCAAGGGCGTGATGTCGGACGGCTGGGCCGGCATCGAGAACGCCGGCAAGCGGGCGGCCGAGCTCGGCGCCGAGGACCAGGCGCGGCGCACGGAACATGCGCTGCGCGAAGCGCGCATTGCGCGCGCGGCGCTGACGACGCCGGAAGGCCAGGCGCTGCTGCTGCTGCTCTTGGAAAAAACTATTTTGCGCGGCCCCTCCGAAGAGGAGCTGATGCCGCGCTCGCTCGATTTGTACGCCGTCGCGAAAGCCAAGCGCGAGGGCGGGAATGGCGTTGTGTTCATGCTGCTCAACATGCTGCGGGCGCCCGATGCGCCCCATTCACCTGAAGGGGGTTCGACATGAAAGACTTGTTTCAGATCGTGCGCGATGGCGACGCTGGCGGCGCTGCTGGTCAAGGCGGCGCCGCGCCTGGTGCTGCCGGAGGCGCGCCTGCAGCTGCGCCGGCCGGACTGGCCGCAGCCGCCGCGGCAGCGGTTGGCGCGCAGGGCGGTGCCGATGGCGGTGCCGCGCCGGCGGCGGGTGCCGATGGCAATGCAGCGCCGGGTGTGAATGGCGCACCGTATTTTCCCGAAGGGCTGCCGGATCAGTTCAAGGGCCAGAGCGAGCGCGAGGTGATCGACAAGCTCTACTCGGAAATCGCCAACCGGCCGAAGCCGCCGGCGACGCCGAAAGACTACAAGTTCGAACTGTCGCCGGACATGCAGCAGCGTGTCGGCGATCTCAAGGACGACAAGGTGCTGCCGATCTGGGCCGAGGTGGCACACGAGCTCGGCCTCGACGACAAGCAGTACAGCCAGGCGTTCGAGAAGCTGTACACGAAAATGGAAAAGGCCGGCCTCATCGAAGCTCCGCCGGATTACGGCGCGGAGCTGCAGAAGCTGCAGCCCAAGGCTGGAACGGAGCGCGAGCGGCTGCTGGCCGCGCAGCAGCGCATCAATGGCGCCGATGCCTGGATCAAGGGGCTGGAAAGTGGCGGGGCGCTGACCAAGGCGCAGGCAGCCATCCTGCATGCCAGCACGGATACGGCCGAAGGCATCATGCTCATCGAAAGCCTGCAGAAGGCGTTCGGCGGCACCGGCATTGTCGCCGGCGGCGCGCCGAGCGGCGGGCAGCGGTCCAAGGACGCGATCAAGGCTGACATGGCCGATGCGCGCTACGACCCGCTGTCGCCGAAGTACGACAAGGCCTTCCAGGAACGTGTCGATAAGGAATACCGCGCCACATACGGCGTCGGCTGACGCCCTACCACGGGCGCGACAGCTTTATCGTGAGCTGACGCGCCCGGAGTTCTCTCCCGAGGCGCAAGCAATTTTTGCACAGCGGGAGACCAGCGATGTCAGAGACAATCATTCCACTCTGGTACAAGGATCAGTGGAACGACAAGGCGTTCATCCGGTATCAGAACCGGGGCTACGTGCTCAAGGGCACGACCGAGGCGCCGATCCGAATTCAGGGCAAGAAGTTCTACTTCCTCGGCACCGGCGAGCTCGAGGCGCAGCCCTATCAGAAGGGCGACACGATCTCCGTGTTGAACCCCACCGACGACACGATCGAAATGGAAAGCCGCGAGTGGGATGCGCCCTACGCGCTCTACGACTGGGACGGGCCCGAAGCGCATCGCATGCCGGTCAATGAAGCGGCCGTGCGCCAGGAGCAGGCCGCCAAGGCACTCGGTCGCCGTTCCGACCGCATCATCTACGACGCGATCATGGCCGCCTCGCTTCCGGGCGATCAGATTTTCGGCTCGTACAGCACCGCCTTCGATCCCTATACGCTGATGGCCGGCTTCGAGAAGCTGGCCGACAACGATGTGGAAACGGCGGATGGCGGCATCTTCTGCCCGCTGCCGTCGAAGGCCTTCTATCAGTGCCAGACCTACAAGGTCTTCGCCAACAGCGACTGGACCGGCGGTGACCTGCCGCTGACGCGCATGGTGAAGCACAAGACGTTCGACGTCGGGCACTGCTTCATCCTGCCGCCGCATCTGCGCCGGCTCTACACCGGCAACACGACCGAGGTCCGTTTCCGCGCCTGGCACAAGTCCGCCATCGGCGCGGGTCACAACCGCGAAATGCGCACCGAGTGGATCCGCGAGGGCCTGCGCAAGCGGTGGACGGTCAACCACACCATCGACGGCTGTGCTGCGGTCATGCAGACGAAGGGCATCGTCGAGTTCCGCTTCAAGCTCGACAGCCCGATCGAGGATGAAATCCAGCGCACGGAAGCCGTGGCGTAACGAACGCAGCGCGGGCGGCTCCGGCCGCCCGCAACGCTCAACACATTCCAGGAGTGAACGGACATGGCATTCGACGCGAAAGGGCTGCAGCGCCAGGGCGGCCACGGTGTCACCGGCGCATCGACCGGCATCGACAAGGC